TGGGGTAAGGGTAGCTTTTGCTAGCCGGAATTCTCCGGTTCTCAGGTATAGCATAGGAGGTTATTTAGTATGGCACGTCTTCGCACTCGAGGAACTTTCTCAGATGTGATCAGCGGCTCCGCTAGTGGTCTACGATGTAACGGCACGAGCTTAGGCTCGTACTCTAACGTCGTACCCAACATGTACGGAGAAGTTGAAACTTTCACTGACAATCCAACGAAGAAATTCAAGGAGAAGCAGATGAAGGGTATGATTATCAATACCGCAATGGCGAAAACACTCGATAAACGTGTGTTTGTGCCTAGCGGTTCTTGGTCGTCATTTTACGTGTCATCCGGTTCTTGTACCGGTTGTGGATCAACCTCCACACTAGCTAAATCGTGGTCTGGTACAGGCTTGCCGCCAGGGTTTCCCCTGCCGACTCTAGCCTACGCCTGCTCCACGGCCTTCGCCAGCTCGATGACGAATGCGAGGAAAGATGCAGTCACTAAAGCTTATGCTGGTGTCGACAAGCCCGAAGTCTTGGCGCTTGTAGACATAGCAGAGTTTAAGAAGACTATGCAGATGCTTCGCAATCCCATCGCTGGGCTTGGTCGTCTTACGGATCGAATAAAGCGCGATATGCGCCGTAAAGCTCCTAAAGAAGGTTGGCCGAAAGGGTATTCTCTTTCGGACTTCGTTCGCGACAATTGGCTACAGTATAGGTACGGGTATCTTCCCCTTATAGGGACGATCCAGGGTATCTACGCTGCAGTCACCAAGCCTGCTGTACCGTTAAGACGCACTTCTCGTGGTAAAAGCGTCGTACCTCCCGAAACTATATCCTTTACATCGAACACCACCATTGGTGCTCCTGTAGGAACCGGATGTGGTTGGAATGTGACCCAGACTGTTAAAGATACTTTTTCATTTGAGGTCCGTGCCGGTGTGCTCTATGAGTCCACCTTCACAGTATCAGATGATTTAGGTCTTAACCTTCAGGCTATTCCTTCGACTATCTGGGAACTCGTCCCTTACAGCTTCGTAAGCGACTGGTTCATTAATTTCGGTACTTGGCTCGATGCAGTTACCCCGAGGGTTGGGGTGCGTTACCTTGCTAGCTGGGCTGTAGAAAAGACTGGTTATACCGGTCTCTCTACTCTAACTACGAGTACTTTCGATACGTCCACATGTTATGGCGTTTCGGGTACTCCTGGTTGGACCTTTGCTCGTGAGGTGTCTGAGAAGCGTCGCTTCCCAGACGTGAGCCCTAGCTTGACCACTCGCTTTTACTCCATAGATCTTGAGAAAGATCTCTGGTTTAAGCGTTTGATCGATGCTTTCGCTCAAGCCCACGGTGGAATTGGACGCATGTCCAAAACCGCTCGTGTTTAACAACCTTTGTTTTGAAGGAAGACATAATGTCTATTACGCTTAACACGAAGACTTACAGCTTCGACACCTTTGTTAACCCGTCCAAGGCTCGCTACGTTGGCCCGGCTCAGACCTCCGTCATTAAAGATCAAATCTTTATGGCGAAGACTGAACCTAAGGTTCTCGACGCGACCGGGACTGCTCGTGCTCAGGTGAAGGTTGTCAAGACGGTCTTGATTGGTACCACTTACCGTGATATCATTTTCGACTGCAGCATCGCGATTCCGGTTGGCGCTGCCAACGCGGATGTTGACTCTGTTCGCGACGACATCGGCGATCTTCTGATCAGTGCAACTGCTCAGAACCTCGCAAATAAGGGCACACTCTTCGTTTGATTTTCAAATGAAGCATGATCTCTTATTCGCCGTACTTGCAGCACTTGTAGTGGTGCTTGTAGGCGTGATATCGTTAACTCATTCATTGGAGAGACGTGATGTCCCACCGTATGAAAGCAGAAAAGAGCCAACAACGTCAAGTTCAGAATAAGAACCTGACGGATGCTGACGCACTCTACACGAGTGTGTTGACAATCTTCATTAAGGACCTACCCGAATCTTGGAGCGAGACACGAGATACCCTACTTTCTACATTAGGAAGAAGGATTTTCGTGCTCTTTACCAAGCAAGTGAGGATCTGTCTAGTAGTACATTCGACAGTGCTAGGGATCAATTCCTAGCCTCACAAATAGCCGCACTTGTACTAAAGTACCCTGATGAGAAGAAATTCTCATTCGAGAAGACTCCTGAGCAAACCGCTAAGGAGAAATTCCAAGCCGCTGAAGACGCGTGCAAAAAGTCTAATAGACGATTTGCTCGTATCAACAATAGCTTAGAGGGTACCAGGTCTCGCTTTAGTCCTTTACTAGACTATATGCGAGAGTGGATCTTGCGCACTCTGGGCGAGAGCCCTGATATGCAAGAGATCTACAGCAAGTGTGGGTTCGGGATTGGATCTAACATTGGTATCCACGGTAACAGCACTAACTTCGGGCGTAAGTTCGAAGGAAAGTGGACTGTTACTTCCAATGCGATCCAATTCGCCTTACCAGCAATCCACTCAAATACACAGTGGAGGTTTCATCTCCTAACGGATGGTGAAACCGAGCGTATAGCCTGCGATTCTGCAGCTATATTCTCTCAGAAGTTTTCTGAGCGGGTAAGTGTCGTAAGTCATAATAAAATTAGCTTTGTACCTAAGACAGCTAAGACCAAACGGTCTATTGCCGTCGAACCGTTGTTAAATTCCCTCATCCAGAAAGGTATAGACCAATATATGCGCACTCTACTCTGTAGAGTCGGATATGATCTTACCGATCAGGGGAGGAATCAGCATTTAGCGAAGATGGGAAGTCTAGACGGTAGCTTAGCTACCATAGATCTCTCATCGGCGAGTGACTCTATAGCCACTCAACTTGTTCGCTTTCTGCTGCCCGCGAACTGGTGGGGCCTTTTGAGCCTCACTCGTTCGCCAAACTATCTCCTAGACGGGGTAACTCGTCGGTACGAGAAGTTTGTATCCATGGGCAACGGCTTCTGCTTTCCACTTGAAACCCTCATCTTCGCCTCTGCGGTGAAAGCGTGTAAACACGCTCTTAATCGCAGGTCTGGCTTAGATGCAGTCTATGGAGATGATATCATAGTAGAGCGAGAAATCGCTCCGCTTCTGATATCGCTACTCAGATTTATTGGGTTCAAAACGAACACGGCTAAGACCTTCCTTGAAGGTCCTTTCCGTGAATCGTGTGGTGCAGATTGGTACAGGGGACAGGACGTACGTCCTGTGTATTTGGATTTTCTTCTCAGCGATGCTACAGCTGTGAGGATTTTCCATAACGCGACATTGCGCGGGGATTTCACCCGGTCCTCTTTCGAGGGGATACGAGCATTCCTGCGTAGTGCCGTAGATCCGAAAGGCAAGCTACTTAGACCTGACTTTGGTCAGGCTAAGTGGACTAGTCTTCGGAAATACGAAAGGCTTGAAAACGCCAATCTTAATGGTGCCTTTACGGTGCCTTTGGATGTTTTCATGTCGTCGCGTTCGGCTAGATGGAACCGCTACGAACAAAGATGGTCTTGGAACGAGATACTTTTCGTCCCGAGACTTGACCGTGTTCGTCGTACTCCATATAGTCGATACCTGCTTTTCCTTCAAGGTAATCAAGAAGGTCTTGCAGCCCTCCGCTATCAAGCGGTAGCCAGACGTGTTTTGATATAACGTCTGGCTTACGCCGGGACTTTTATCCGGCGTAAGCAAATGGTGGATACATCTGGGACCACCAAACTCCTTAATTGGAATTTCAGAG